CCTCTATCTACCTTTGCTTTTACTCTTGCTCTTAATGATTTACTTTTATCTTTTAAAATTTTATCAATTATTCTGCTTTTTATTCTTCCTGCAGTAGAAAAGCTAGCCACAATAAAACTCTTGCCCTCCCTAATATCCTTTGCAACGTTTGGCAAAACTTCCGCAATATGAGCATACTCATAAGTTTGTGTTATTTTTGTAAATCCTGTTTTTTTAACAAATCTATCTTGATAAGATTTTGCTATAGCTTGGGCATCTTTTACATCTTGCTTACTTACAGTAACTTTTTTTATAGACTTACTGCCTTTACCTCTCTCTATAAATTGCTCTAATGTTTCATTTATAAAATTTAAATCTTTTAATTGAAGTATTTGTGGCCTTCCAGTCTGAGCAGCCTTACGAGTTTTTTTATTAAATTCGGAAGACAATTTTTTCAATAGTTGATTAGATATTCTTTTTGAAACTGCTCCTTTGCTCATTAAAAGTTTTTATAAAGATCAAGTACCCGTTTTATGTGATCTGGAAATGCCACATTATTACGCTGACTTGAGCTTGACTGATTCTGAATACTAGCGCCGGCAATAGATCGTCGCTCTTTATGTTCATCTTTCAAGTAATATGTAATTAGATCAAAAACTGCTAGTCGTAAGTCACTTGGTAAAATTGAGTACTCAGCTTTATAAGTTACACGAACTGCACCTGGGCCACGACGCCAATTTCTATAAGTACTACCACTTGTGGTACGCATAATACTATCAGTAGCAGAGTCTAAGAAATACTCATAGTTACCTGTGGTTAAAGTAACATAAGCATCCCCATAAGAATTTCGCTCTTCTACAGATACGATTGTATTTACAGGACTCTCAGTAAGTTGTATAATATGAGTATCCCAGTCAATATTAAGAGTATCAACTTTATTACTAGAGTAATAGTCTACAAAACTATTAGCACAATAAGTTTTTACTAATTCACTCACAGAAGGAATGAGAAAATTTAAGCGAGCGTCGTCTTTAGGGCTATTAATCCCTTCCGCTGCTTTATAGTCATTTAATGTTGTTAAATCTGCCATAAGTATATTAGTAAAAACTTGGGGAGGCGAACCTCCCCAGTTTGTAAAGTTATTAAGAAGCCGCTTGGGTCAGCTTAACAACAGATACGTCAGTAGTACCGTTATTAGCAACGAGTTGGTTGAAGCCGAGTGACTGGCTAGCAACGATTACTCGACGCTGATTAAGTACTTCGTAATCTTGCTCTACGGATACACCGCGGAGACGTGGGATTACGTGGTTACGAACGTTTACAGCATAACCTACAGATGCGCTTGCGCCTTCTGCTTCGGTCTGATCAGATACAACTACTGGAGTTCCAAAGATAGAACCTACAGAACCTGTAATCTTAGTTGCTACGTCAGAGCCTACGTCTGTGATATCGGCAAAGCCGGCATCAGCAATCAGATCGTAGTAACGCTTCTGTGATACAACATAAATCAGATCTTCTGGCATCATGCCATACTTACCCATCAACTTACGAGCTGCGAGGAAGTCTGCAGCATCTACAACACCTGCGCCGGCAGCGTTAACTGAAGTTTCAAACGCGTTAGAGCCTGCAAGAGCTTCGAGGCCGTCAAATGCTTCTGCACCGCCTGAAGTGCCTGTAAGAAGAGCAGCATCCACTGCACGAGCATGAGCGCGAGCAACAGATTCAACAAGCATAGGCATCAAGTTAACAAGGACTTCTTCGTCAATGTTATTGTCCATGAAAGTAGTCGAAATCAATCGAGTTGCTTTCAGGATTACCTGCTTAGCGTTGTATTGAACGTTAGTGACCTGAGGACGGTTCTCCAAGTTACCTGCGGTATCAGTGTTTGAACCCCAAGCAGCAGGACCTGCGTCTGTCTGGATTGGCAATACCTGAGTCTGTGAATTAATAGTAATTTCACGGAAGGCTTGTGCCAAACGCAACTCAAGCATAATTTCCTTCTCAATTTGAGTAGAAACTTCTTGAGCGATATCACCAGCATTAGCTGCGTAGTTGATACCTGCTTTTTCCATCAGAGTCTTAGAGTAGTCAGTTTCCCAACCTTTTCCAGTCATAACACCTAACAGATGTCCGTACATGAAATCCTTGCCCCACTTAGAAACAGTGCCTTGCTCTGCACGGTCTGCGAATACACGCTTTGACTCACGCATTTTTTGAAGCTCTTCAGATTTCTCTTCCAAGTCCTTAGCGTGTTGCAGCATTACTTCTTCAATCTTAGCATCCTTCTCAGAAAGCTTAGCTTGAACGTCAGCCATCAGGCGCTCAGCACCCGACTCAACGCCAGTAGTAATAGCTTGCTTTACTTCTTCTTCTTGCGCTTCTTTAGCTTCAGCATCTGCTTGAGCTTTTTCAGCGACTTCTTGAGCTGCTTTTTCTTCTGCAGCCTTTGACTCAGCTTGCTTCATTGCAATTTTAGCAGCAGTTTCCTCTGCTACCTTCTTAGCAAAAGCTTCCAAGTCGACTTCGGGAGTATTTACTTCCGACATATTGATCTCCTCTTTAGCGGATTTTTCCGCTTCGTCCGGTGTTTCACTAGCTACCGATGAATTTTCATCCTTAGCCAGAGACTGACCGGCTAGATCTACACGATTGGTGAAAGTTTTTTTGAATTCATTATACTCCTCAATAGAGTCGAATGACTTCGCCAGAGAAAAAGTTGCTGCTTGATTACAGGGTACGGAAACAACCGACACCTCAAACAACTCAGCATCCTTAATCTTTAATCCGTCAGTTTCCGATAGGTAATCAGCATCCTTGACTCGGAAACCAACAGAAAATGCTCCAAGAATGCCTTCTTTTACAAGCTGCGCGACATGATCGGGCGCAGATTTAGAAATTTTAGCCTTTAGTTCAAGACCGTTTTCAGTGACTTTAAGTCCTGTAGCACGTCCAATAGGCTTGTTATAGTCGTGATTGAAAAGAATAATAGGATTCTTTTCGAAGTTACCAAGGCCACCTTTAGTCCAAGCTTCTGCGGAAATTGTATCTCCCGCTCGGTCGAAGTCAGCAGTACTAGCCATTCCGCAAATGTGAACGCTACCATCTTCGTCTTCATTTAAAGCCTTAAAGGTAGAGGTAAGATTAAAAATCTTTTCCATTAGTCTTCACTCTTTTCTTCTGCCGGAGCAGCCTCGCTCGAAGGTGCAGCAGGTGCTACTTTAGCCTTCGGAGCAGGTTTCGGAGCAGGTGCTGGCTCCGGTTTTTTACCCAAATCTGGGTGCTTTACTTTAAGTGCGTGTAAAAGATACTTCCACGCCTTAAAACTTCTTTTTACTGAAATAGCATGGAGGGCGTCTTGAGGGCCTACTACCTTTGCATATTCTTTGTAGTCGATATCTAAAGCAAGACCATGCTTTTTAAATTGTGCATATGCAATATCTAATACTTTTTGTTTTTGTCGTACTGCCATTAATCTTCTCCTTCTTCTGTGGGCCTACCGCCCTCGTCAGGATTTACTGCGCTTCCTGTAATATTTGCTGGTACTCTTAACTCATCGAAACCTTCCATCGGCTCGAAATTGATAGCTTCACGAGCTTCATTAGGAGTTATAATACCAGTATTTACAAGTGCTGAATAATACTGAGCTTGATCACGTAACTCTGGTTGAAGTGCTGGAATATCGGTAGCATCTTCTGTAAGTTCAAATCCAAAATGCTTTTCTAGTGCAAAGTTAATTTTTCTTACAATAGGTAGTATCGTCTCGAGATAGTACATTCTCATATTTGGACGAAGATTTGCGTTATTACCAGAATCCATCATGATAGGTGGAATGCCAAGAGCTTTCAAAATAATTTTTTCATTCTCTGTAATTGCTGATTGAAAATCTAATTCTTTGAAATTTATATTTGAAATAGGATCTACTTCTATACCCCCGTCCAAAACTAGTGGGCGTCTCCCACCTGCATCAGGACGATAACGTTGCTGCCAAGATTGAATCATTCGTTCTTTAATTTTCTCAGACAGTGTATTTGGGGATTTAAGTATAAGGCCTGGAACTGCTCCATTCTTAAAAAAGTTATCTTGAAACTCTCTCATACGCTTCATAAGTACCATAGTACGAAGAGCGGGTTTTAATCTTGAAACACCTCGGTAAATAGAGTAAAAAGAATTTTCTTTTACATGAATAATTTCTCGAGGGCTATAGTCTACTTGCTCATTGTAAGTAAACTTTTCGATATAAGTAGATTCGCTTGCATGAATCTTCATCTTACTTGCTGGCAGATGGTAAAGGTGGACTCCATCATAATATATAAAAATATTGCCGTCTATTAAATAATCTATAATAAGATTACGACGAAAAGAGCTTATATCTTGAAATAGGTTAGGCTCTTTATTCAATAAGAGAGATACTCTAGATCTTTTTATACCTTTTATAGTACTTTGAATAGGTAGCTGAGTACCAACTTTTACATTTATCTCAGCGGTATCGTCAATAATCATATTAACACCGCGATTTACAATTTCTAAGTCTTCATAAGCTCTTTCAAAACTAAAAGTAGGCTCTCTGCTGCTCTCAATTTTATGGTCAAAATAAGGTTGAGCAGGGTTTAACTTCTCCTCCTTACCGCCAAAAATATTATTATACCAAGCCATGCTTTCCTCTTTGTATCTCTACCCAACGTTTTTGTTTAGGCGCTGAGTGTAGTGTTGGGTTTCGCCCGTATATTGAGTGCAATTTTAAGTGGTGAGCGTGGCACAAAGTAACAGTATAATCGTATAACTCTTCAATATGCTCATTAATAAATTCGTCTCTGA